CTATACTTTCTGGCTCTGGCGGCTCTGGTGCTTCGACCCCTAGTGGTTCTGTCGCTACTATGAATGCTGCTAAAATGGAAAATGCCCTCGGGGCCGGCGTCTCGTCTGCTATGCAATCCGCTAATCTTGCGAAAGATCTCTCAATGGCTGAGTCTCAAAAAGCTCTTAATGCTTCTGCTATCGATCTTCAAGCTACTCAAAAAAACGTCAATACTGCTACTGCTATGAAAACTTTCGCTGATGTTGACGTATCTCTTCTTACTAGAGACCAAAAATCTATTCAAAATCAAACACTCGAAACTCAACTTGCCGTTGCCCAAGCTCAATCAAAAGCTGAACTCATAAAAGCAAAACAAGATGAAAAATTCGCTGTTTATGATTCAATCCAGCAACGTGCTCAAAACACCTTCGATACTATGGGCTCTGCAAAAGATGCCCTTAATCCCTTCAAAGGACTACTGGGCCCTGGAAAAAATATTCCACCTTCTGGTGAAATCTTCAAAAACCGTAAAGGCCAATCTGGCTATTACGATAAAAAAGGCTCCTTTAAAACAACTGACTAAAACTGAGGTATCCCATGGCTAAAAAATTAATTCGTTCTGCTTACTCTGATCGTCAACCTGTACACCAAGAACTCTCGGGTCTTCCTTCCCCTACCAAACAAGAGTTCAAAAATGAGGTTAACATTAACGAAATCGTCGCTCGCATGAAGCGCGGTATCAACCCTCCTGCCTGGATGACTTCTGCCACTCCTCGCTACGGTGACTTCACCGATATGCCAACCTCTTTCCAAGAGGCTTATCAACTCATTGAAACTGCCGAAACTGCGTTTCGCTCATTACCGCTCGAATTTCGTCGGGCACTAGATCACAATCCCGCAAATCTTCAAAATGCCCCCAAAGAACTCTACGAACGCTTTGGACTTCTTAAAAAGCCTGAAGGCGCGGCTTCCGCCAGCCCGGAGGGCGCTGGCAGCTCGCCCGCCGATCTCGCCTCTAATGGCTCTGCGGTCTCTAAAACTAAGGGCATAAATGAGTAACTACGAACAAAAACTTGAGGACTTGATCCGACAAACTGCCGACAAATTGTCGGCTTGGAACACTGCTCCTCTTGTTGTAACTGTTCCAACTGACACCAAACTAGCCAAACAGCTAAAAATCACTACTAAACCACGAGGTCAAAATGCGCCGCAAAATAATGTCCAAAAAATCGAACCGTAAAAACTTCAAATCAGGTTCAAAAACTCACCCTAAAAATGCTCCTCGCGGCCTATCCCGTGGTGGAATAAGGCTATAATGAAATGCCTTGCTATAAACCGCTGTTGGCTCTAGTACGGTCTCCTCCGTCTGGTGTCCCTGGAAAGTCTATCGTGACCTTTCCTAAAGATCTGCCTCGGGCTAATGATCCCCGTGGCACCGCCACGCCTATACCCTGTGGACAATGCATCGGTTGTCGTCTCGAACGCTCTCGGCAATGGGCTATTAGGATTATGAAAGAATCCAAGCTCCATGACCGGAACTCGTTTCTTACGCTTACTTATACCGATGACTACCTCCCTTATCACTGGCATGATGCCACTGGTAAAAAAATAACCTGTCCACGCCCAACTCTCAACCTTGAGGATATTCAACTATTCCTCAAACGCTTGCGAAAACATTTCGCTCCTAATCGCCTTCGTTTCTTCCAATGTGGAGAATATGGCGAATCTACTCTACGGCCTCACCATCACGTAATTCTCTTCGGTGAGGACTTCTGCAAAGATCGAGTCCGTGTTGAAAACTCTCGATCTGGCTTTCCCCAATATAAATCACAATTACTTCACAATTTGTGGGGAAAAAACTCTGCTCCCTGGCAAGACGCCTTCATAACCATCTCGGATGTATCCTTCGAATCTGCCGCTTATACTGCTCGCTATGCGCTTAAAAAAATCTCCGGCCCTGGCCAATCATTTATACTGCGCAATGCTAAACCTGAATATGTAACTATGTCTCGAAACCCTGGTATCGCGTCTGCCTACTTTGATGAATTTCAGAATGATATCTATCCTCATGATGAAATTATCCCTGAAATTGGACGCCCCCCGTCTCTTCCTCCTAAATACTTTGATAAACTTTTAGAAAAAGTTGATCCCGATCTTTTTCAAGAAATAAAAAAAAATCGTACTAAAGATCTTGACTTCTACAACGATCCAAACTCTACTGACACCCGCCTCGCTACTCGTGAAAGGGTAAAAAAGGCTCTAATCAAAAACTGTTTAAAAAGGAGTATCTAAATGAAATTATTCTCAATGTACGACGTAAAAGCTCAATCCTTCGGCCAACCCTTCGCTGAAAGCTCTACTATCAATGCAATTCGTGGCTTCGAAATTGCTGTAAATGATGATACTAAATCTACTCTTGCTCGCTTCCCTGACGACTTCTGTCTTATGGAACTGGGCGACTTCGATCAAAACACAGGTACTATAACGGTTCCGCCTCATCCTTTGAATCTTGGCTCTGCCCGATCTGTCCTCAAGCAACCTTCTCTTGGACTTGCTCAATGAAGAAAAAATACTCTTACAAACCAACGAATGTGCGAAAAATATGGTCTTCTCCTGATAAATATGTTGACCTATCTGCCGCTACTGCCGTTACAATAAAACAACTACGCAAAGCGATTAAAAATTACAAAGGATAAAATACTTATGGGATTTCGTGTAAACACTTCTGGTCGAGTTAGTCAATCTCACTTCGCATCCGTTCCAAACAAAATCGATGCTCCTCGATCTACATTTGATCGCTCGTTTTCCCATAAGACTACTATAAACGAGGGGTATTTATACCCTATTATGTGGGAGCCAATTCTTCCTGGCGACACTGTAAATCTAAAAACTCATGCGCTCTGCCGCTTAGCAACTCCTATCTTTCCTTACATGGATAACGTCTACCTTGATCTTCACTTCTTCTTCGTTCCTAACCGACTTGTATGGTCTAAATGGGAACAATTCCAAGGGGCTCAAGATGATCCACCAAATACATTCACTGACTACGAAGTGCCTTCGCTCGACGACGCTACACACGCTGCTGGCTTTGCGTCTCTTTCTATCTATGACTACTTTGGCTTGCCAACTGGTGTTGCTTCTATTCCTCAAGCTTCTATGCCTATTGCTCTACCTTTCCGCTCTTATCGAAAAATCTGGAACGATTGGTACCGGGACGAAAACACCCAAGATCCCTTAAGTGTCGATACTGGTGATGGCCCGGACACTACCGCTTATGCTCTTCTTCAACGTAACCGTCGGAAAGACTACTTCACTTCTTGCTTGCCTTGGCCCCAAAAAGGCTCTGCCGTTACCCTTCCACTCGGAACCTCTGCTCCTGTGCTTGGTATCGGTAAACTAAACCAATCTTATGCCGTGGGCCCTTCTACTGTTTATGAAACTGGCCAATCTGGTACTACCTCTTTCGCCAATTACCGCACTATCGATGCCGCATCTGGAAATAATAACATCTTCCACGTAGAGGAAGACCCTAACAATACTGGTTTCCCTGGCATTTATGCTGATCTCTCTTCTGCTACTGCCGCTACTATTAACTCTATTCGTGAGTCGATCGTACTCCAACAAATGCTCGAACTTGATGCTCGTGGGGGCTCCCGATATGTTGAAATTCTACTCGCTCGCTTTGGCGTTGTTTCTCCTGACTTCCGCTTGCAAAGGCCTGAGTATCTCGGAGGAACCACAATCGACATCAACGTCTCACCTATCGCTCAAACTTCCAGCACTGACACTGAAACTCCCCAAGGGAATCTCGCCGGCTTCGCTGTCGGCCGTGGCAAAGCTGGAATCAACCACTCCTTCGTGGAACATGGTCAACTGCTATGTCTCGCCTCCGTACGTGCTGATACAACCTACCAACAAGGTATGTCTCGACACTGGTCTGTGCGCACCCGTTATGATTACTATGAACCCCTAGCTGCTAACCTTGGAGAACAAGCTGTACTCAATAAAGAAATCTATATGCCTGCTACTTACTCCGCCACTGGCGAAAATGCCTTCGGCTATCAAGAACGTTGGGCTGAATATCGCTACAAACCCAGCTATGTTACTGGCCTTTTCCGTACTGCTGCCGCTGGTTCTCTCGACTCCTGGCACCTTGCTATCAGCTTCTCTTCGCTGCCTACTCTTACTGATATCATTCCTGAAGCTCCTCCGATCTCTCGCATCGTGGCTGTGCCTTCGGAACCACACTTCATCCTCGATACTTTCACCAAATTCCGCCATGTACGAGTAATGCCTGTTTACTCTTCACCGGGATTAACTCGTATATGAATAACTTTTATAAACTTAATCGTCATCACTTCTGGCAAGCCCTTGCAGGGGCTGCTGCCAGTAATCTTCCGAGTCCGTCTCAGGTTATTCTTGGTAGGCGCGATCGCGCCGAATCTCATGACTGGGCGGTTGAGGACATGCATACTCAAAATCGTTGGATGGAACAGATGTCTAACACGGCTCATCAACGCGAAGTAAAGGATCTTCGCGCCGCGGGCCTTAATCCTATTCTATCAGCAACCGGCGGTGCCGGTGCTTCTTCTCCTGGATCCGCAGGCGCTCAGGTTCCCGGCCCTAGCGAGTCTAAGGACTTAAACGTCAATAGCGCTCTCGACATAATGGCCAATAGAGCGCAAACTTCTCTCATGAAGGCTCAGGAACATGCTTCTAACTCTGCATCCGACGCTGCGAAAGCTCAGGCGCGAAAAACTAATAAGGAAGCTGATATTCTTGGCCCAAAATCTTTCATCTACGACAAAATCGAAGAGGGAATCCGTAGCGGAGCGAAAGAAATAAAAAAATGGGTTCCCGATTCTAAGGACAAACAATTAATGAAAGGACCTTCTAATGAGCGCCCCTAAAATTCGTCATAAATTCTCACCGCGAGTAGCGGTTATTGCGATGTCCGGCAAAGATGGCCGGACTCAGCAACACTTCCTTGACCAAGTAAACATAAATAGTATACTCGCAAAATACCGTAAAACTGGTATTATAACGCACGTTCAGCGT